CACGGTATTGGATTTCTTCACTCTGTTCAACATCTCTTCTGGTGTTGTGTTTTTGTTCAAACTTGATGAAAGGAAGGTGGCTCCTATTCCAGTCATCATAGATCCCAGCCACGAAGAAGATTTTGTGTTGTCAATTTCCTGAACATCTCCTTCCCCTCTTTCCTCTGTCTCTTCTTGTGATAGTGCGTAAGCTTTGTACATCATATGGACTGCCTTCATAAAGGCAAGGAAGGCGCCACAGCCAATTGCAATTTTCAGTTTATTCTGTGGAATGTAAGGTCTAACTACCTCCAATACGTCGGTACGCTGAGAGTACTCCTCAGTCAACGCCTGACGTCTTTTCAGGTAGCTCAACCATACAAAACTGGAAGCGACTGCTCCACACACGAATGTGAGAGGGAGTCTATTGTATTGGCGGGTACGAATAAAATAGAGGGAAGCAATCAGCGTTGAATAACTAACTGATCTTGCTAACCATCGACTCTGGTACACGCTTACTGCATGAATGTATCTATTGAGAAAGATACCAAAGAACCGATTATTAAAAATGGGTTCAGGAACAAGTGAAACGAGGAAGGGGAGAGAATATTCAGAAATAGCAGCACGCAGTTCTTGGTGCAATTGAACAGTGGTGTGGGTTGCTAGAGGTCGAAAGATCCAATTGTATGCATTCGGTAATGTAACGGAAACAGGACCGAAGGGATTATACGATTCAATCCAAGTTAATGGATTGAGATAGGATTTAATGTGTGATTTCACAGCACTCACAACCACTTCGCTGACAGTGTCAACGATAGCTCTCTCCTCAACTTCGGATGGAACAATGGTTGTTGGGGCCAATATATCCGGAAACTCAGACGCCATATCGTTAGGCACCATTATAAACGGACAAATGTGACCCTTGGTTTTATTACCGCATTTACCACAAGCGTAAGTTCCACGCTGTATATGCGGTGTGGGTTTTGTTGCCAACCTGCGAATTCTAGTAGCTCTTATCCTACTGTCGCGCTCTTCGTACGATTTCAACGACAAGGAAGCAGGAGTAGCCGGAAGTGATCGAATACGAGATCGCAGGATGGGGGTTTTTGGCACAATTTTGTATTTGGCCGGTCTCCTAGGCGCACGCGCTGGTGGCTTGGGAGAGGGAAAGTGGGTGGTTTCCTCAGATAAAAGCTGCAATGCCTCAGCAGCTACAGCTTCATCTGTAGGAGGTTTGGGGAGGATGGGCACGTTCATCCTCTCTTGGATTTCATCTTGGGGAACGGAAGCAGGAGGTGTTTCGGAAGAAAAGAACTTCTCACACGAGCACAAAGCTGGTGGTTTGCAACAGTTGTCGCAGAAAGGCATGGCACTGTAGTCCTTGCAATTCTTGAGAAGCTTGGCCTGTTTAGCCTGGTGTTTCCTTGCGAGATACACCATGGCATCCATGTATTCGCTCAAATTCATGTTATCACAAACACGTTCACCCTTGTAATCAGGTGGTAAGATCAAAGTGCGGAACTGATAATTATTGCCGCCCTTTTTGTTGTCATAAACAAAAACTTCTTCAATCTTGAGGTCCCAAACATCAACACAAAGATCTCCTTTGTTGAGGTCGGGGTGATCAGTGTTAAGCATGGTGCCACCAGGAACACGGTATTCCGGTTTCACAGATGCTCTAACATGTAAAAAGCGACGTAAAATGGCCTCCGGCACGTCAGAAAAGAAACGTGCGCCAAAATCATCGTGATTGGACGTGATAATACCTATAAGGAATTTGACAAATGTAACACCCTTCTCAGATAGTTCTGCTTTAATGGCTTTTGCGGCGACGTTATTGAAAAGCTTAATTAAACGGTCAATAATATGCTTTGGCTGTTTATCAGGTTTTCCGTTGTTGACGTCATCAAAAATCATCGCAAGCAAATACGAATAGATATTGGTGTCATAGTCATCGGAGGCATCATCAGTCGAAATCCGGGACTCGTCTCTCTCAAGACCCATAGCTTTGAGACAAACATGCAATGTGTGCGTAGTAAGAGTAGATTTTCCCACAGCCGTACCTCCACTGATGTGGATTGCAAACGGTGCTTCACGCATAGTGGTAGAAGCATTGCGGGCATATATCTTCTCCTTCACAGCGACAAGCTTAGCATACTTATCTTGAAGCCAGGTTGCAGTCGGTCCAGTCGGGCGGACCTTCTTCATCTTCTGGATACGAGAAATAGCGTCATCAACCTTTTTCTCCAGGTCGTTGACTGTGCCGTATTCATCTTTGTTTCCAATGAGAATACTTTCGGAGTGGGCAAAGATATCATTTAGCAGATTGTTCAATTCGGTAACATTCTGATCCGAATATAAAATAGGATACAAGGAACCATCAGCGATACACTTAGCGCCTGTATCACAGGCCCAAGTAAAGGTGCTGATCATTGCATCAATTACATCAACTGCATTAGCTTGCTTTTTCTCTGCCTCGAAACTCAAGAGCTG